ACCATTGTATTCAATTTAATTTATTCATTGTGTTATAATCTGATTGAGTTTAACGGAGACTTTTTCCTAGCTTTTGGAAGCTTAGGATCTGGTATCTTCGTGACTTTGATTATCAATTCCATGATACATAGTTTATTGTTTAGAATGGCGTTTTTCTTTTGCAAATCTAAGAATGGTGATGAACTTACTTCTTTTAGAAGCGAAGTTGCTGTAGCGTTCGTCGGAGACGACAACGTTGGAGGAACTTCCTATGAAAAGTTTGATCAACACTTCATTAGAGATGCAATGGCGCAATTTGGCTACGTGTACACTGCTCCTACTAAAGATAAGCCCTTAGGTTTATGGGATTCTTTGGAAGAAGCAACCTTTTTGAAAAGAAAGTTTGTGTATGATGCTCAGGTTGGAAGATGTTATGCTCCGATTGAAAAGGCGTCCATCTATAAGCCATTTTGTTGGCAAATGGAGGATGCTCAGATTTCGGAAGGAGAGCGATTGTTTGCCGTGGCAGGAAATGCGCAAAGAGAAGCGTTTCTACACGGAAAAGAGTTTTTTGAAGAAATCAAGGCATTGATTTCCAAAGTTTTTGATGAGAAAAACTTAACCTATCCTTCTTTCTCGTGGGAGGACCTACTAGTGGAGTATAATGCTGATACTTACACTACGTGGGATTGCTGACGAGAGCCCCGTGTCCTAGGTATCCAGGACACGTTAATAACAAAAGGAACCGAGAATGATTGGTTACGGAATTGTATATATTTTGGTGATAGTTCCAATATGATTTACGCTTTCATTCTTGAAAGAAGACGACTTCAGGGTCGATGCTATTTAGTAGAGTGCTTCGATAAACTCAGATCTAGAGCGAGAAACAAAGGTATAACTCTTGCTCGAAGAAACTTACCTACTGATTTTAAATCGAATGCTGACGTCACAGCTGAAAATGACGAACAAATGACTACCAACTTCGCGCTTGTTGCCCAAGTTGACACGTCAACACCCGAACCATCTCATCCTAATGATAAGAGAAGGTTTGAATCCCCCCAAGTATCCTTGAGTACTTTCTTGAATAGGCCCGTTAAAATGGGCACTTTCGATTGGACTCCAAGCGGATTAACATTTCCTAATTTTCGTCTTCTTGACGCCTGGATGACGGCTCAAGAAGAAAAATTGAAAGGATTTAGATACTTTACAGGCGACATAATGATCAAAGTTGTGGTTCAAGGTAATCCATTTTCATATGGAAAACTACTTATCGCTTTTGATCCTTATGCTGGTTCAGATACGTATGGAAGGTTCCAAGCGTCTGTCACGAAAGCCATTCCCAGGCCCACTTTTGCGGGACAGTTTTTAACTTTACCGCATATGGAAATTGATCCTTCTCTTTCGAAGACCTACGAGATAAAGCTACCGCTTTGTTCTACGATAGGATATCGAGATCGATCATTTTTTGCTCAATCGAATGGCACACATCAGACTGACTGGACTTTTATGTCTCTAGTTATGAATCCTTTATTGACTGCTAATGCAGGTGTTCCACCAAATATTAACTTAAACGTTTTTATGTGGTTAGAGAATATCCAAATGGCAGTTCCGATTCATAAGTATGAGGGTAAAACGGTTCCACACGAAGCAACCAAGGAAGGAGCAGTTTCAGCGTTGCTTGGAAAGGTTTCCAAGGCCGCTACTCTGGCTTCAAGCGTTCCGGGGATGGCGCCTTATGCGTCCCCATTTGCAGCAGCCGCGTCGATGGCGGGGAGTCTTGCCTCAACTTTTGGTTTTTCATCTCCTTCTATACTTGAAGTTGAAGCTCCTTATACTCAAAGGAGAGTTGGTGATACGTCCACTTTTGACCACCGCGACCCTTCTGTTAAGTTGTCCAACTCCTTGGCTCAGGCTCTTTCGATTGATGCTGTTGCTGCCGGGGTTGGGGCTGATGATGATATGCTTATATCCACATTTGTCAGTAGACCTGGATTTCTTAAATCTATCTTCTGGCCTGTTGGAACTAGCAACCCATTGTTGGCATCGTATACCAACATATCTCCCTCACTATCCCCTAGTATAGGACCAAATGGAGAAGTTTTTATGACTCCATTAGGTTTTTTGACTAGTGCTTTCGATTTATGGACAGGACCTTTGATTCTTACTGTGGAACTCGTAGCAACTACTTACCATCGAGGTTCAGTAGCTGTTTCGATTAATCCAAGTAATAGTTTGTTCATTGGAGATGGATCAGATTCCGTGCAAACGGTCATTATCGATCTAGCTGGAACGCGTAAAGTGGACATTGAAGTCCCCTATACTATTCCTACCCAATGGGCTAACGTCATCGGCGCCCACAAAGTTGAAAGCGGAACCAATCTCATTTACGACACTAGTGCGTTGTTGACAATTGTACCAATGTCTTTCCTTTCAGCAAATGGTTCTACGACTCCGGTGTATATTAACCTATATATCCGAGCAGATGAACGATTTGCAGTGGCGAGACCTCGGTTGAAGCAAATGCATCAATCCATTACTCCCTTTCCAGAAACAGCTCTTGTATCTTATGAGTCAGAGGTCACCACTACAACTTCGTTGTATGGAGGTATCGATCCTCATATTTTTCAGACTAGTATTGGAGAGAAAATTGATTCCCTTAGACAAATAGTTAAAAAGTTTAGTCCGTATGCTGTGTATACGATTAATGA